AGTCAATAGAATCTGCAAGGTTGAATGCAATGATGTTAGCGATTGCTGGGTCTACATCAGCGAGGCTGAAGAGTTCCAACGCACGTGTCACCAACACTGAGTTACCATACTCGTTAAGAGTAATAGTTACAGATGTTGGTGTAGACATTGCTACTGCATCTGGGTCAGTGTCTTCTGTGAGTGCAGTTGTTGCTGCTGAAAGGTCAACGTAGCGTTGTAGAACTACTGTTGAGCCAGGAATTGATTGGTTAGTTGGGCGCTTGTCTGCGACAGAACGAATAAGAGGTTCTGAACGGAGAGCAAACTCCAAAAGGCGGTCATACGCCTTTTGTACTAAACCTGCTGAACCAGCGGTACCTCCGAGTGAGGAAGAACCTGTGGATACGTAGGCATTAGCCATTGCTTGTCACCTCCAAGTGACTAGGAACTATGAATGTGTTAGTTTGAGCGGAGTAGAGACAAGATTTCCTCTGCAGATTCTGCATTGGCTAATCGTTGTTCTAAGTTCTCTGCTCGGTCAGGTGTTGTTGCACCCTGCGTTACTGCATCCTGTTGGCGTAGTGCCGCTAGGTCTGTAGTATTTGCTGCGGATGCGTCCTGTGCAGGAGTTAATCCAAATAAATCTCCGTTATCATCAAGCCAGGTATTAACTGACTCTTCTGAAATATCGTCAATATCTTTTAAGATTAGTCGTACTGCTTTAGGATTTACACCCTTCTTTTCTAGGACTTCTTTGACTGTACGCTCACGTTGTGCTTTAGATAAACCATCTAATTGCTCTGTAAGTTCCTTAATACGTTTCTCGTCTGCACGTTTGGCTTTACGTAACTTTTTAAGTAAGTCAGTACCATCCATCTGTGATTCGTCTTGTGTATCTAGGTCGTCTTCGTCTTCATCCCAGTAGTTGTTGCTCATAGCAACTGTCCACCCTTCTATTCGTTTTAGTCGCAAGCCACAGGTTCCAATCGGGGAATCGGTCTGGCTCTTGCTACCAGTCTTATACGCTGGCGGGGCTGGTTGGTCCGCTCAGGATTCTATTTAGATTAAGCCAGCACCTCTGGCTTGTGAAGCAAATGATTTACTACCAGCAGTTCCGCTACTACCCTTGAATGCTGATGTTTCTAATTCTTTTAATTGCTTACGTTTTTGTGTAGCACTAGCACTTGCTTTAAAGAACTCTTCTTCACCAGTAGTTTGGTCATACTTAATACCAGATTCGCTATAAATGTTTCCAAGTTTTGTAGCAGTAGGTAGTATTTCACCAATACTTCCATAACCAGCAATTGCTTGTGTTCGGTCAATACCGTATGCCGCTAATCCTTCTGCGCGAGAAGCACCAAAATCAAGTCCTTGTGCCTTAGCAGCAGTACCAATTTCAGCAGCAGTTACTTTACGTTGTAATTCTGGTAACATTTCTCCTGGCTTTAAAACATACTTAACCATATCGGACTCTGTAATGCCATAATAATTTTGTAGTTGTTTAAAGATTTCAGGGTCTGACTTCTTAACACGTGTAACCGCTAGGTCAAGACGCTTGTTTAATTCTGTTGCTGATACATCTCCAGCAATTAATGATGCATACTGAGAACGACTTCCAAGTTCTGGAACACCCCATGATTTAAGATACTGACCATATGAATCTTCTTGCTGTAAGTATTCGCTTTCAGATAAAGCATTAAGTCCTGCTTTAACTCGTGATTCGTTACCAGCAAAGCGTGCCTTATATGCATTTAGTTGACGCATATCAAGTAGTGCTTGCTTAGGTCCAATGGCTGGATTAATTAAAACTGTATTTAAATAAGTCTGGAGTTCAGACATTTCTGCATCTGTAAAACCATAGGTTTTAAGAGTAGTTGTTATAGCAGCAAACGCATCACGGCGTTCATTATCTATTGCACCTAATCCTGTACCGCCTGAAGTTGGTTTAAAGGGAGTACCATCTGAATTAAAAAAACCACCAGTAACTGGGTTACCATTAGCATCATAACCACCAGTATTTTTTTGATTACCAATACTAGAATCAAACAAATCTCCATATTGATTCTTTAATTTATTCAAAACATCTGAAGGATTTTCACCTTTAGCAACTGCTTCATCGTATGCTTTTTTCTGAAGAATACCAGCCATTGCTTGTGTATTAACTGTTCCATTAGAAAGTGTTACAGCCTTTTGTTCTGCTGCAGTTAACTGACCAGATAGTGGCACGTCATTAAAATAACCTTGTGAGTTAATACCACCACGAGATGCAATGTATTCTGCAGAGTATCCAATTTTTGCTGCTTCAATTTCTTTAGCAACACTTCTATCGGTTCCTGTAATACCTACACCTTGCATACCTGTTGCATCTTTAGGAGTTGCCACTGGTTTGTAACCACCAGTAATTTCTTTAATCTGGTCTGCAATTGGAGAAACTTTTTTCTTAGGTGCCATTATCCTACCTTCCCCCATGATTTAAGAAGAGTGTCTAGGAAACCAGCACTTGCTTCATTTGCTTTACTTGTGTATTTCCACCCAAGTTTATCGTCTTTACGAATACCCATAATAAAATCATTTTCTGTAGGCAATGTATCTGCACGTAATGCTTTTTGAACATAGTCATCAAATATATCTACTGAACCTTTTGGTAGTTCAAGTTCGCTTTCTTTTTTGCTTTGGAAGTTAAAAGCAATATCAGATACTTTACCGCCACCATCAATATAACTACCAAGACCCTTATATAATACTTTTGCAGCCTGAGTCATAGACCTTTGTTGTTCATCTATTGAACCACCAGGAAGAAGAGTCTTTGCTGAACGCTTAACTAAATCATCTTTATTAACTGGGATACCCATATCATATGCATGATTAACTAACTTAGTATAGTTATCACCAATTAAACCGCCAGAATCTTGCAGTTGCTGTATATCAACATTCTTAATACCAAGACTTTGTTGTACTTTACCTTTTTTATTCTTAGCAGAACCACCATTTGTTATAAAATTAATACGCATTTCAAGACGGTCAACATCTGTTAACTGTGCATAACCAGTACTTGAACCAGTTGTATTACCTGTAATAGGGTCAGTAATTGTACGGCTACTACCTACACGCTTTAACTCTTCAGCATGTAATTTATTCCAATATGCTTCAGCCAATGCTGGCAAATTGTCCACAAGTGCAGGGTCACCCACATATTGTTGAACGGTACGTTTAAAATCATTGATAGCATCATCACGTAATGTCAATGAAGATTGACGAATACTAGTTGATGTTTGAGTTGCTGGTCGTTGACGTGTACTTACAAAGGTATCAAATGTAAATAGACTAGATGCTGCTGTTTTAGCAGAAGAAGGATTGTCTTTAAGCCAAGAGCCAAACTCTTGTGCCTTATAAAAATTTTCTGCACTAACAGATAATAATGATTTGCGAACTGCTGCTTCAAACCCTAAGTCACGCTCAGTAACTGGTTGTTGCATTGAGTTTTGAAATGCTTTTCCAGATGTATAATATGATTGTAGTTGTGACTTATAAAATTGTATGTTGCTTTTAGGGATTGCAGAAAGGTACTGTCTTAAAGCCTGGTCAATAGGAGTTAAAACATAAGCCTTACCATCTGGTGTAGCAGTAAGCACTACTGCAGTAGGGCGAGTATCGCCAGCAGTATCGCCATATGCTACATATGGTTCGGTTTGAACACCATTTGCTGCAGTACCCGCAGGTACATATGTAATCTTTCCATTAAGAAAAGCATCCCAATCTGTATTAATACCTGCTGGAACTTTAGATAACTTTGATTCATTTACAGTACTATTAGGACTTTTAGTTGCTTTAGGGGTTGCACTTGGTGTAGGTGTAGATGTAACTTTATTACCAGCATTAACTGCTGGACCCATATTAGCGGGAGCAGATGGTGTTGGTGTAGGACCTGTAGTCATTACTTAATCCCCTTTGTAGGTATACGATATACATCTTCAAGTAGCGGTAGGATAATGCTGCGGTATGCTTCAGATGCCGCGGGTTGACCAACTGAAAGTTTCTTCAATTCATTTATCCCATCTTCATAGACTTTATCAAGAGTTGATTGACCATTATATTGTGAACGTATATTAGTGTCTTCAAATACTTCTAACATTTTATTTACTTGCTTTGTCATAAACTGGACTAAACCACGTTGACCTTCAGGTAATCTACCTGCATCACCTTTAGGTTTATTCTTTGGGTCACTTGTACTAACAAAGTCTGGGTCATTAACTAGTTGGTCTAATGCTTTAAACCGACTTATTAAACTTTGACGTGTTTCAAATTCACTAGTACCCAACATGTACTTTAATAATGGATTGCCAGCAAGCATTGCTGCCTTCATATCAGCAGTCTTGCCACGCATATCTGCTTGATATACTGGGTCATTACGTAAAGGATTGTTAGGGTCAGTTAAATCTTTTTGAAGATTACGGTCTAAGTCGTAGTATTCCATGCGTGCCTTTGCAGCAGCCACATCTTTAATGTAACGATACAATGGAGATGTTTGTGGTCCATCAAGGTTAACAAATGGATTATCAGAATCTGGTATCCAGTTCCACATTTGGAAAACTTTTGCTACAGCAGGGTCATACTCACCAGCATGTGGAGCAAAAGCATATGCTACGTTTCCATACTTAGTTACCATTTTTTTGTTATCAAGAATCCAGTTTTTAGTTTCTTTTGTGTAACCAATATATGTTTTAGCAGCCTTGCTATTTTTACTTACTGTAAAAATTGCTCTATCTGGATATGAACCAATAAATGCAGATGTTGCTACAGCAATAGGGTCTGTGTTTTGGTAACCATGTAGTGCATTAACTTCATAAACAGCACGAAGAATATCTACATATTCTTGATTAAATGTAACAAGACCTGCTCTACGCATTTCAGGTGTAATTCCAATTTCACTTAACCCAACAGGTATTGCAGACCAAGTATTAAAGCCAGCCTTAGCAGCAATAACATTATACGCAGCAATTCCTAAACGGTCATAGTACTTTTGTGTCTTGTCTATGTTGCCATAGTCTTCTGGGTTTAACCGTGTTTGGTCATGTGCTTGTAGGAAAGCAGCAGCCTGCATCATGCTTGTTGCATAGATGCCTATTTCATGGTCAGGGTCTAACTGAAGTAATTGATTAGTAACAGCAGCAGGTATTAACGCTCTTGCCCATGTAGTGTTATCAGATATAGGTCCAAGAAGCAGATTATCTAACTGCTCTCCAATTTTTTCTTTGCCTGTTATGTTAAATAACTCACGGGCACTTAAAACAGTTATTGCCATTGTAGGTCCCTGTAGTGAAAATACACCAGCACTATCAGAGTATGATGGGTTAAGCATAGATATCTTGGCTGTGTATTGATTCCATTCTGGTTGCATAAAGAATGTAAAGCGAGACATCGCTTCTTCCTTATCACCAGCAGCAAGACTATTTATACCTTTGTACAATTCACTTACAGTATGAATTGGATTCATAATTGCAGCAAATGCTGGTGCAACAATACGGAATAATAAACCATCATTAGGAATCATTACATATTCGTTGCCTTGGTTGTCTTTATAGACAGCACCAGATGCATCCATAGCCTGACCCAAGTGACTACCACGATAGATGAAGTCTGCACCATGGTCTTTTGCTAAACGATACATACGTCGGTAAAAATCTTCACCAGCACGGTTAAATCGTCCTACTGAACGTAGGTTCCATGCCATTTGTGTACGCACATTAGGGTTATCTGCATACTTCATTAACTCATTAATAGCATTATCGGTTGCACGGTTATTCATCATGACGTCTGCTTGTATTTTTGCATCATCAAGTGCTCGCGCTGCATCAAAGTCTTTGCCTGCTGCTGCTTTTTTATCAAGGAATAAATCATTAATAAGTTTTTGTTGGTCTGGCTTTAATTTTGTACGTTGTTCAAGTAATTTCACAGCAAATGCATCAGCACGATAGAGGTCATTAATCTGACGGTCCATCATTTCCCAAACAAAACGACCAAACTTTTTAAATACGCCATCAACTGTTACACCTAGTTGTTTAAATTCGTATTCACTGCCCTCAACATTAAGATTAGTTCTAACAGTATCGCCTTTAAGACGGAAACCTTGAGTTACATCTTCAAATTCAACATACGGAGTCTTGCTTATATGATAGGAAGCGCTACGTTGTAGTGCCTCATACTCAGAACGTGCCTTTTTAGTTGCTTCTGTATCCCACTTATTAGGTTGTTTAACATACTCACGCATAAAGCCTTCAGATTTTCTAAAGTCTTGGCGCTTTTCAACCTTTTTAACTGCTTCAGCAATTTTAAATTTAACCATTTGTAGTAGATTTTCATTGAACGCTTCATCACTACCATGGAAAATTGTATAAAGTTCATCACGACCTTTAGTAATAATACCTTCTGCAATTTCTGCAGGAGTTTTACCTTGCAAAGCAAGGTCAGCAGTCTGACGGAAATTAGAAAAGAAAGCATTGACAGATTTTTCTGCAAGTTCAGTAGATAAAGTAATGTTTCCTTTTTTATCTTTTACTGGGATGCGTTTAAATTCCCATCCACCCATATCGTTGCGTTTAAATCCAACTTTACCCATAACCTCATTAACATACGCCTGTCCATCTTTGGCTGTACGCAATGCATTATGCCGAATAAATATGTCACCAAAATCTACAATAGTTTTAGTTGGACCAAAACTCCATATGTTAGTACCAAAGTAACGATAAAAAGCATCGTAATGAATTTCAGTAAGAGATGCTTCGGAAAGTTTTTTTGTTTCAATAGTAGCAAACTTAGGCATCTGTTCTAGGTTACGTGCGTCTAAGAATTTAGCAAAATCACTTTTGCCATAAATCTCAGCAGCAAGACTTCCTTTTACCATTGTATTACCAAATGAGGCTGCTACGGAAGATTGAACTGCACCTTCCATGGCGTGCCCATTGTTAACAAGGAAAGTATGTATCCATGCTTTTTCTTCTGCATTTAATTTTCCACCGTAACGAGCAATTACTTTATTAGCAAGACGGTCAGCGTATGGTGCACCAAAATATTCATCGGCAGATACAAACTCAAAACGTTGTACTTCTTTACCACTTTTTGTAGTATAAGAAACATCTACTTTTTGTATTTCTTGCATTGCTTCGCGTTCACGTGCTGACACATATTTGGCAGGATTACGTTGACCAAGTACTAAAGCCTTGATTACGCCAATACTTTGTTCACTACCAGAATAAGCAGCAACCATATTGCTTACTGCTGTTCCTTTGCCACTTAAAAAAGCAGCAATTGCTTTTGGTGCTGCTGTAAAGAAAGCCAAGGTTGCTTCGTCTGCTGCTGCTTTATAACCAATTTTAGGGAACAGTTGTAAACCAGTCCATACTTGCCCTACAAAGTTTGCTGACTTATCATAAGTAAATCCACGTAAGAAACGCATTGGACCACGTGGTATTGTTTCATAAAGTTCTTGATGTATCTGCTCAAAACGTGGCATGCTAACACCATCAGTACCATGGAATGGTTGGCTAGCACCAGGATTAATTTCAATAACATTATCTTTGGCTAAATGCTTAGGAGTCTTAACATTAGAAACTGGACCTAAACCAAACTTATCTCCGAATAAACCATCAAGGAAAGCACGCTGACGAACTAGACCTTCAGATGTAGCAGACATACCAATTTTATCGGTATATAATTTAAACAAAGAGTAAAGCATGTTTGTTCTGTCTTCAGCATCTACACGTAAGAAACGTTCAGCAATAACATTTGCTGTTAATTTATCTCCGACTAGTACTCTAGTAAAGTCACGGAACGCATCCATAGATTTGTGAACATTCTCTGGACTTGTAAAAAGTTGTACATTTTCTGGATGTATAGCCATAAACTTTGAGTAACTACGAGTAAGGTTTGTACCATGCTGTGTTAACTCTTTTAAAACTAATTCTGTTTCTGGGTCATTTAAAACACCAGGCTCAAGTCTTTTAGCAAATACTTTATTTACAGATGCTGCTCTAGCAGCAATTGAAGTGCCGTCTGCTATTCCATTAACAGCAGAAGAATCTATCCCATTGAATACTTTTTCGTATACATTACGAACTCTATCTGTAGATAAACGCTCAGCACGTTCAAGTGCTACGTGGTTTTCACGATAGTATCCTATATTGTGCGTACGTCCAGAAATAATAAAGTTTGTATATTCACCTTTATTAAAGAATGATTCAAGAGTACGCATGTCTGTAACATTTACTAATTCTTCTGTACCATTATATACTTTAGTAGTTAACAGTGCATTAAGAATATTTTCATCCGCATACTCAGGATGATTGTTCATAATTCTTAAATACACAGCACCAGCAGTACCATCATCTCCAGCCTGACGGGCTACACGTAGTTCGTTAATATCTGTTACAAGTTTTTCATGTTTTGCAATAAATCTAGGATTAGCAAATATATCTGCAACACGTGTAGCAACGGGAACACCAGCCTTACCAGCGGCTACATATGTTTCGGCAAGTTTTGCACCTTCAGTTATTGCCCTTGAACTACCAGCAGTAAGCCATGTTAACGGGTCTGTAGTAATTGACCATAGTGCATCCCAGTTGCCAGAAAAATCTGTTGTGTTTTCTGGACTAAAAGGATTAAGATTAGCAGTTACCCACTTTTTTCCATCTTTGCTAGGTTCAGCCAATGATGGGTCAAGTGGTGAAAGAAGAAAAGCACCAAGTAATCCTTTTTTAGGAGGATGGTTTTTGTTTACCCAATTTGCGTAATCACGACCAGGTGATTGTTGTTGTGAACTAAAATCGCTAGCAGCAGCAGCATATGCTTTTGCTCCATCAGACATAACAAAGTTTTGATTTTTATTACTTGCTTTGTTATATGTATGCTGATGATAGTCAGCCATTCCCCTAATAGCATCCATGATTTCAGCATCAACGCTGCCCCATTCACGAATAATATCGCCAGGCTTCTTACCGTCAATTTGTCCTTTAACAAGAAAACTAAGTGCATTTCCATGCTTGCTAGTTAACTTATCATTAACATCTGGGTTCCACTGATTGTGTCCATCCCAAGCATCAGACCAATTTTTTTTAGTTGTAAGAAACTCAAAAGCCTCTTTAGGACTTTTCCTAGCAGTAGTATTAAGATACATACTGACTTGTGTTTGAATAGGACGTAATGATTCTTGTGCTACATTTAATGCTGTACGAAATGGTGCTTTAAATGTTTCAACAATACCAGAACCAACTTGTTGTAAGTAATTTTGTTTTGCTTGTTGATAGTCAGCATCTGGATTAAGAAATTGCAATCCATATTGAATGTCTTTATCTAGTTTACTATAACGGTCTTTAGCCTTATTTAAATTACTTTCTCTGTTAAGTTCTAAATCATATTGCATTAACTTTTGAATGGCGTTTAATGTAGCCATATCTTCTGGTGCTGGTTGACCAGCAAGGGTCGCTGCATACATCCTTGGATTTGAGTTTGCAAGTACTGGGTCGTATGCAAATGATGATGTAGGCTGAGGTCCAATATTAGGATTAGTAAATGACATTATCCCTGATTCAACCTATTATAGATTGCTTCTAATTGACCAGAAGTATCATACTTCATTGCATTATAAATAATATTTGCGGTTGTTGGTGGTCGCAATCCACGAATGCTTGCAGTATTTAATCCTGCTGTGTTGGGATTCCAACTAGCACCAGTAGAAATATCTTCGTTTTTATAATTTGTAGGAGCATCAAGTTCTATAATTTGTTCAAGTTCTGGTTCAGCATACATGCTTCCAGCACTTTGTTGTTCACGCAATGCTTTGTTTTGCCCATAAGTTCCACCAGTATATTGTTGAACTGGTTGTGACATTCCTTCTATGGCTCCGCCATCAGTACGTTGTGATAGAGCGCCAGGACCTGATACTGGTGCTGGATTCATAGGTTGTTGATATCCGCCTTGTCCATTTACCATTATTAGTCCTCATCCTCATCCATGTAATTTTGAATATCAATTTCTTTTGGCATCTTATATTCTACCCAATCAGGGTAAGATAACTTATCCATCATAACTGTCATAGCAACATCTGATTTAAACCCAGCGCGGATTAACGCACAATAGTATTCATGCAGCCAAATACAATACATATCTAACTTAGAGTAATCCTCATCAGCAACAGTTTTTACTTTTCTCTTACGAGGTGTTGCCATGATTACTCCTATACTCTACGTTGTTGACTTAATCTTGCAGATGAAGCAGTTGCTCCTGTACCTGTTATGCGGCTAAGTAATGTTTGTAATTCTGGTGGTTGTTCTGCTGGCATTTCTTGAGGAAGAGCGCCTCCTGCTGACGCTTCTGCAGGAGCAGCGGGGACAGGTTGCTCAACTGGTTGTTCGACGCCAGCAGGAGGATTCTCGGTTTTGAACGCATCTTGAATAGCGTCTTCGATTTGTTTTCCAGATTTACGTGAGTTAATAACATCAGCCATCTTACGTATTAAATCTGTTGGGTCCTGTCCCTGAACTGTCATCTGAGGAATAGCCTGTGCCATAGATGCTAATGAACCAACAAGTGAGTCACGCATTTTTTCAATTTCAATTTTTTCAAGTTCTTGAGTTACGTTAACTGTAAATGGAAGTTCACGCATAGCCATATCTTTAGAGATAAGACCGCCACCTAATGCTTGAAGCATAAAGATGAGTCCCTGTGCTGGATTTAAACCAGCAAGCATTCCATAGCGGACATCTGCAGAGTAGTCACTCTTGATGTCTTTGGAAGGCTTATATGTAATTTCATATGGTGAACCTGAATCAACGCCACGAATTGTTTTTTCATCAGGAAAGATTTTTTCATCTATCTCAAAACAAACGCTAATTACATCACGTAAAGCAGATGAGAAGATTGCTTGTGCTGATTTAACTTGTGTAT